CCACTGCAAATGTAATCGATCGGTTGCTGTTCGTCAGTACGAAGGTAGCCGCACTCGCCCCGCTCGCGTTGATTCCATACAGATCCACCTCATCCGAGGTATACGGCACCGTCAGCGAAAGGGTAACGTCTCGGCCTTCCGTGTGGATGTCGGTTGCCGTCTGAGAATTGGCAAACCGGCTGTTGATCCGATTGTCGATCGTGAGTTCCCACTGCGTGACCGTCCGCGTCGTGCCCTCGATAGTGCAGACGGCATCCGACCAGACATAGGGAGGATCGGTCGGGGCGGAGATGCTCGGGAAGGCAGTCGCCGACACAACCTCTGTCTTGCCAGTAAACTCACAGTCGAGTTCCAGCGGACCGCCAGCACTGGCCCGGAAGGTCGCTCGTCCGATCTTGCAGCCGCCGTAAACGAACCGCTTGGCAACCCGATCGATAAGCACGTCGAACGCTGGGAGAGTCTCCGCAAACGCGAAGACATCCGTGGATTCGTTGGCCCCCATGATGCGTGGGAGAATCAAGTCCAACATCGAGGGGGTAGCGTGGAACTGGATGCCCCCGCTGACCCGATAGATGCTGTCCCGTGCTCGCTCAATCGGGATTGATCGCGTCCCACGAATGCCGTTCGTCTCGACGATCTCCTGCTGCTTCCGCAAGCTCTCGCTGATGAACTCGAACGACTCGGTGTACGATCCGACCGCTGTTCCAGTCGCCGCCATCGACAGGCGACTCTGGTGCCCCATGCTCGCATCAGCCATTGCTCAAGCCCTCGTTGAATTGAGTCGCTACGGCTGCCGCCAGCCGGTTGCCAATCTGTGACACCACTTGCCCATTCACGCCGACATGCGGACGGGCCACCATTCGCGGTGAACCGTCCTTGTTCTTGGTGCCTGTCTGGTGGAAGTGGGCGTATTCAACCGATGTCCCGAAGGTAAACCAGTTGTCCCCGGTCATCCACACCGTATCTTCTGTGCCCTGCGGGGTGGTCAAGGATTCGAACATCCGCCCGGTATCGACCAGAATCGTCGAATGCCCTTTCGCCTTGATCGTCGACGGGGCCAGAGGGGCCCACGCCACGCCATCCGGGCCGCGTTGCTCGCGGTACATCTCACGTTCAAACTCTTGCACGAACCCTATCGATTCATCAAGGGCTTGAGTGTAGATCCCGTTTTCGGCGTGCTCGGCCGCCTGAACCACCCACTCGACCATCTCGCCCAGGCTGTCCAGTGTGGTCACGTCCGGCCCTCGCGGTTGGTGATCCGCAGAACGAACCCCGAGACGAACAGATCCCGGGCGAATGCCGTCTGATCGACGATCGCCAGAGGCTGCACTGCCATCGTATAGCCCCGCGTCGAGTCCAGCCGCTGGTTGCTGAACGCCTTGCGGATCGTCTCACGCCACGTCAGCCGCTGATCCAACCCCAGCCGTTGCTTGTCCATCGGCTCCTCTGCGTCGATCCGCAGCGATGCCACGAGGGCCACGAGGACGGGATACGTTACATCATCGCGGACGTTGCTTCCCGGAAGGATCGTCTCCGCCCCGAACGGGCTGATAATCACTGCGGGCATCCGTTCGGCAGGCATCCGGGCAATCTCCACCGCCGCACTCTGGCAGATGACGACATTCGCACGCGAGATGCCGGGCAGGTTCAACGCCTGCACCTGCGTCTGGACTGTCTCCAGAATCGTGGTCAACTCGGCGGGCATTAGACTTGCCTCCGACAGATGACCGTGTAGCGCGTGTCTAGGGTGGCCTGGCTCGCACTCAGCACCCGCCACCGCACGTTAGAGGCGTCAATGATGATGTCGTCTACCTGCACGCCCTTCGCGCCGGCCTGTGTGGCATTGAGGCTGAATCCCTTCTCATCGCCCACGATGTCGATTCCAGCCGCGTTGAGTCGCTGCCGATTCACCAGCCCTCCCACTGCGTTATCGACGGTTACCGACGTGGCACCATCCGGACGGATCTGCCGCAACGTGACAGTCTCGCCGTTGTCCCAGAGGGTGTAGTCGCCGCCGATGTCCAACGTCATGTGGTGGCCTCACCCAACTCTTCAAACGCCCCGACCGCAGCCGCCTGAAGCGTGTTCAAACTCGCGATCTGGCCGAGGATCGCAGTACGGTAGCCGTTCCAATCGACCTGTTGCCCGTCGATGTTGTAGCTCGGCTTCGGGTTGGCTGACTCGGTTGCCAATGCCGCGAGAAGGTTGCTGCGAATCGTCGCGATTTGTTCCGCGTCAGTCGGCATCAGACGGCCTCAATTTCCAGCTTCTTGCGGGTCAACACAACGCCGCCATTGCCGTTCCCGTTGTACGCCCGGATCGCGTCCTCAATGGTCTCCGCCTCGACGATCCGCCAGTCTCCACCAGACCCGAGGGGCCGCAGCCGATACCGTGGCAACTGCACGCCGGGAGGGGTCTCTTCCAACACTGCCACAGTCTCGACCACCTCGACAGGTTCGGCCACTTGCTCCGCCGCTTCCGCCTTTTGCTTCGCCATGTTCTGTGCTCCAAAAAAGAACCCCCGCCAGCTTGCGGCCGACGGGGGCGTATTGTGTCGGCCTCATCAGCCTACTAGGCAGTACACTTCACCATCGCTCTCGGCTCGATCGTGGCGAACGCACCGCGCTCACTCGCCTTGAACCGCATCACGACGTCTTGCGTGAATTCGGCCTCGTTGTTTGCCGGGGCTTGCACCACGGTGAGGGGCCAGTTCTGCATGTATCTGAACGCTCGCCGAGGATCGCCGAGGAACCAACTGGTATCCGTGTTCATTCGGGCCGCCAGTTGATTGGTCGAGACGATGGTGTAGTTCGTGATCGGGTTGCCGGTCTTGGTCTCCGTGGGATTGCCAGTGGTGGCGTAACCGGGAGTCGCAACCGTGATCTCCGTCGCATTGATGACACGCCGGGCAGTGTAAAGCAACTGCCGAGTGCAGATCAGGTGCGACGGATTCAGGAGGATCGGCTCACCGGTCTCAGGGTCAAGCATCCCCGAGAACAACTGTTCGGCCGCGTCAATGTCGGTCCAGTCGACCAACGCATTGGACGCTGCCAGATTGTCCCACGTATGCGTACCGGAGTTGTCCCCGTACGTTGCGATCGTGGTATCCCGGTAGCGGTAACGATGGTCGGTGACGTTCTCGTCGACCACGCAATCTATCGCCCGCTTCTCCTTGTTCAGGCCGAGGGCTTCACCGACTCGCCGACACCGATCCTCCAGCACGCCGGTACGGTCGAAGAAAATGGCTTCCTTCGTCACCTCGACGATCAGCCCCCGCTTGGTGGTCGTGGGCGTGTCGATGTAGGTCTGGGAGACACCCGCCTTCGGGTACGGCTGGCCTTCGTCGACGATCAGGGCTTCATCACCGATGCCCGAGATGCCCGGGATACGCTCGCCGTTGAACTGCGTGTTGACCACGGGAATGATGCCCGTGAACACGAAGGCTTCCTGCTCGTACGCCTCCATTACGGCGTTGTACAACAATTGTCCGCTGATCTTGGCGAACTGGCTGGACGCCACCACCGACGCGGTTTCCCGCAGTTCGGTTGAGGCGTGCTCCCCAGGGGCGTACATCCCGGCAATCTCACGACCATCGGGGACGAAGTTTTCAAACAGCTTGCGGATCGAGAAGTCCGAGAAACGGATCTCTTTCTTTCGCAGTCCGTCATTCAGATCGGAGTAAAACCGATCGGTCTGGCCATCGCGTTGGGCAGCCTCGAAGAGACGCCGTAGTTGAATGACATTCACCATTGCTTAGCGCTCCTGAGTGCAGACCACGTAGTCCACGTTGAGGGTTTCGAGATTGGCACCGCCGTTCTTGACGCCCAGGCCAATTTGCATTTCGGTCGCCGAAGTGAACACGTAGTCGTGCTGAGCCACAGCCACGCCATCGACGAAGAACGACACATAGGCGTTGGTGGCTGAATACGGCATGTACTCAATCCGCAGAGTCTGGTACGCCGCCCCGCCCGCCGTCACAGCCCGCTTCGACAGATTGTTGACGTTGGCCGCCGTGAGTTCGTTGGTCGTCTGGGTCGTGCTATTGCTGGTCTCGGTCTGCCAGACAGTCCCGCCGTCCACCTTGACGAACACCGCGCCGCTGTATGACGAAGGAGGGCCAGCTCCGTTGTCTTGCAGCGAGTTCGCGCCCACCGCATCCAGCAGCCCCACGAGAATGTTGGCGTCGTCCGTGTTGGCCTCGGTGAACTGAACTCTGGCCTCAAAGAGCAACGGCTTGTCCGCCGTGAACCTGAACACCTCGTTCGCCGACTCGATGTAGGCTTCGTCGTTGTCCGCCACGGTGCCGTCAGACGCCACGAGGGCAATAATCCCATGCGCCGCATCCCCGACACTCGCCGTGCCGGAATCGGTGAGGGTGGTCACCCAGTCCGCCGAGTCGACGTCGCGGAGAAAGTCGTCTTGAATCGTGAATTGGTTCCGGAGTCGCAGCAACTCCGGCAGCCCATCGGTTCGAACCGCCATTGCGGCCTCCTTTAGTTGGAACGAATGGCAGCCAGAAACTGCCGGGAATCACTGGGATACGACACCGCCGCAGCCACCGGGGG